ATCCAGCGATATTCTGCCTGGGTGTGTTCACGCGCAATGAAGAACGTACAACCGGCTATCGCCCCGTAAGCCCAGTTCCCGGTAAAAAGACCAATCAGTAGCTGCGCAGCCACAGCACAAAGCGCATGAAGGAAAGGTGTTATATCCATTTTCATCCTACCCAATAAAACGGGGCGCTCGGCCCCTTAATATTATTTAGACGCAAGCGCCGCCTCAATTACAGATAATCTTTGTCTTAATTCTGCGTTTTCTTCTTCCAGTGCTGTTATTCTGTCGTCTGACTCTCTGGCTACCTGAACAAGCAAGCCAGTAACACCAGAATAATCTACTGTGTAATAACGTTCACCTTCTTCACCTTCCGATCCGCTCGCACCGTCCTGATATTTCATTGCGGAACCTACAACTTCTGGGATTGCTTCCAGAGCTTCCTGTGCAATGACACCAGCATAGGGCATACCGTTTTCTTTAAGCGTGTATGTATAGCCGTTCATTTTACGGATGCGGTCGGTTGCATTATCGATCACCTGAATGTTGTCTTTCAGATCCCGGTCGGAATGCTGGTTAAATGCGGTGGCATGACATGCACCATTAACGCTTAACATATAGGTGTTATCGGTATTTTTCTGCGCATAGAACATATAAGCGCCACCATCAACACCGACTTCATAAACAACAGGACGGCTGGAATTTCCCCATAATAACGTCGACACACCAGAATACGCCGTACCTTGCGTGTTTAGTGTCATGGTCGACCCGTGATTAGCATATTTGATCTGCAATGAGTCTGTATTATCAAACTTAATAAGCGCGTTACTTCCCCGCACACCATACGACATGAGACAGTTCCCCATCTTAAGGTAACCATCACTGCCTGGAAAAATTAAAGTTCCTCCGTAAAGATCACTAAAGTCCCAAAAGATACCTTTTGTCCCGTTATGTGTGACGATCCTCGTCATTGTATCTTTAGTACCATCAATATTTTTTCTGGTATATATGTCACTATAAGCGTTTTCCGTTTCACCAGTCTTATTTGACAAATGCAGCTTACCGCTGAATATAGTTCCAGTTGTTGGCAATGTTTTTTGATCATAGATTACATTGCAATAACCATTCCATGTTGTTTTATTGTCTACATAAGATTTTGTTGCGTAGCTTCCTTGATCGTTTTTTAATTTGCTAACGTCGGATTTTAGCGTTTTGATGTCATCAGGAATTACTGTCGATGTAGCCATTTTTCTTCCTCACATCCAGCCACGAAGTTGATGCTCAACAGCAACCACGTATTCATCGAATAATGACGATATTTGCGAATCATTAATGATGCGCACGTTTACAAAATATCCGTCTTCCTTAACACATACCGGTTCGCCATCTTCAGTCAGTTCTCCGGTTTCTTTGTACACGTTACCTATCACGTCGATAAGAATATCATCCTGCATCGACTCATCATCATAATAGCCAATACTCTCCATAAAGGCCGAAAAGTCGGCCCTGTCTTCAAATTTGAGTGTTAAATCTTTCATTAGATTGACTCCCCCACCTGAGCATCAGTCAATGCCTTGTGCCATATTCTGAAATTCCTGACATGACCAAATAAATGACGTAACCCGGCTGTAGTCTGGCCTCCAATACGGATAATTGCGGTGTTCTGAATACAGGACCATGTGGTTTTTGTTTCGCTGGATATATGCCCGTTACTTACTGAGCACGTAGACTGCTCTGACTTTACACGCATCCCCATAACCATTTTTTCAAGCGATGCGTTTTCGTTTACCCGTCTGTTAGCTCCTCCAATATCGCAATAAGGAAATCCGTCGTAATCTGTTGAACGACCGAAGCCAAGAATAATAGCCGCTCCGGTTTGATGACCGCCGGTATCAAAAACACGTGGCGCTGCATTTGGCGTTTTATACCAGTTCTTATGTACCTCACAAAGAACCGTAAAAGGAAGATTATAAAGATTATTCTTAATTGGAACTGTAACTATATCGCTTGCGCGGGTCGCCGCCGTCGCTCCTGATATAATAAAAGATGATACACAAGGCCCATCTTCTACTTGTGGGGTGGCCAGATAAATATAGTCACCAGATACGGTTGCCCCGCTCTGCTTAGGAGAATACTGTATCTGAGAGCCTATTTTTAACTCCCCATCAATTGCCTGAATTGTTGCCTCTGCAAAAATCCATCCGGTAGCTTCGTCCTTTCTGACTCTCGCTGTAATCCTTGAGGCAGCACCGCCTGTCATATTAATTTCAAGCGCTTGTGTATCAATATACGCATCACCAAGAAAAGTTGTTGCGCTACCGTCATATTTATCAAACCGGATACGCAACCTTACCTGCAGTTCTGTTTTAAAACGACATGAGGTTGTCACGTGTTTATTATCGCCTGAGACATCAACTGACTTTGTTGCAGCAATTGATGCCATATTAATGGCTGAGGTTTGCCCAATCAGAGAATCGTTGCAGACAAACTTTCCATAGGTAAAACCAAAATTATCCGTCCCTGTTTCGGGCACATCCATATTTGACGATCGCCCCCAACTGGCAGGGCTTTCCGAATTGAGCATGTAGTTTGTTCTTTGCCCCTCAATAAGCAGGCCATCACGTTCAAATCGTGGCTCGTCAATGGCAGCCTCTGTCAGCACACCAGATTTGTTAATATAGGTTGCTTTCGATGCACGTTTAAACTTAACAATCTTGTCGCCAGGCATCGTTATTTCATCGTCACCAATAACAATTTTTTTATATGATGGCGAAAAGCCCGTAATCATATCCAGCGAATCGTTAAATGGTATCCACACATCAGGCAGCGGCTGTAAGACATATTTATACGGCTCCGCAGCCTGGCTTGCGTACTCTCTGGCTGCATCTTCGCTTGCTTTAGCTGCCGTCTGGCTTGCTGCCGATGCTTTCGCTGAGTTCGCAGCCGCTGTTTCGCTCACCTTTGCGTTGGTTTCACTGGTTTTTGCTGCTTTTTGACTGTTAGCTGATGCAGTGGCAGAAGCAGCCGCCGCGCTTGCAGAACTGGCTGCGGCACTCTCGCTTTGGGCCGCTGCATCCTGACTGCTTTTCGCCGCAGTTTCACTGGCTTTGGCATTCGTTTCGCTGGTCTTCGCTGCCGTCTGGCTGGACTTTGCGTTAGTTTCACTCGTCTTCGCAGCTTTCTGGCTGTTAGCCGCAGCAGTTGCTGATCCAGCTGCTGAAGTCGCAGAACCGGCTGCCGCGCTCTCGCTTTGGGCTGCTGCAACCTGGCTGTTTTTTGCCGCAGTTTCACTGGCTTTGGCATTCGTTTCGCTGGTCTTCGCTGCCGTCTGGCTGGACTTTGCGTTGGTTTCGCTCGTCTTTGCGGCTGTCTCGCTGTTTTTCGCGTTGGTTTCTGATTTTTTGGCTGCTGTCGCGGAGTTTGCCGATGCAGTCTTTGAGGTCGCTGCCGCCTGTGCACTATTAGCTGCATTCGTTTCTGAGGTTTTCGCCGCGTTCTTTGATGATGCCGCTGCAGTTTCGGATTTCTTTGCCGCCGCTGCGCTCTGAGAGGCGGCTTCGGCGTTGCGTGCCACTTCTTCCACCATTGCCTCAAAACGACGCAATGCCTCCGGCATGACATCATCTTCCGTCATGGCACCGAGAAAATCATTCAGCGTACCTGGTCTGGAACCTTCATAGACGGTAATGGTCCCGGCATGTGAAGGCGGAAAACCTTCAACCAGCAGGGTGACGCTGTACTGGCCATACTCAACATCCATGCTGTAACGCCCGGCTTCATCAGGATTTTCAGAGGCCAGCGTGTTCACCACCACAGTGGTACTGTTACGTTTTGCTTTCAGCTGGATTGTGCAGTTCTGTACCGGTTTTCCTGTGCCGTCTTTCAGTACACCAGAAATCTTTACTGTCATATTCACCCCACAAAAAAGCCCGCCTGAACCGGCGGGCTGTCATAACACTGTCTTACCTGGCTAATCAGAACTTATAACCGACACCCACGATGAAACCGTCAGTGCGCCAGTCGCCACTGCCGGAACCTTCATAAGCAAGGTCAATAACCACCGTCTCTACGGGACTGAACTGAATCCCGGCATTCCAGGCCGGCGACAGATGACGCGCAGTATGGCCATCACTGGCGGTGGTGGTCTCCTTCACATACCCCGGTTTCACTTCATCATGCCGGTAATCCTGAACACTGTCAGACCAGCGGGTGTACGCCATCCCGGCCATGCCATAGAGACTGACCCGCTCACTGAGCTGCCAGACAGGGCCGGCCATCAGACTGACATAACGACCGCGCAGACTTTCATGATGGAAGGTATTTTCACCCGTCTTCATCGTGTCACTTTTCTTCACCGATGCATAACTCAGCGCGACAATGCCGCCCAGGTGATCCGTGAACTCATAACGGTATTTCACGTTAATCCCTTTTAAATCACCTGCACGCGCACCGGTACCGGACAATGCCGGTACGCCGCCCGGGTGAACCTGAGCATATCCCACGGAAAATGCACCGTGTCCGCTTTCAGCCTGTGCAGGAAGGGAAATGCCTGTCAGCAGTGCGGTCCAGAATAAAATGGCTCCGTATAAATGTCGCATGATGACCTCTCGTTTTCAGTCAATAAAAAAGGCACCTCCTGAGGTGCCCGTCCGGGTTAATAAACCGTCAGCTGATACTGATCCCTGCCGTGGATTTTTTCATGACCACAACCAGTAAATCACTGATGTACGTTGTCGGCGTCCAGTTGTTCGCACCGGCCGACGACACATTAAACGTCAGGGTGACATGACCCCGCCCTGCCGGCATATCTATCACCGATGAGAACACCCGGCTGACATCAGTTGCCGGTTCATGGAAAATCTCAACCCCGTTCTTCAGCACCTGCAGCTTACAGGTGGAATACCAGTACGACTGCTGATTCGGGCTGTTGAAATTCTGGTGTTTCGTCCCGCGAAACAGTACCGGGGGAATGATGATCTGCCGGTCGAAGCCCTGGTCATCGTAAACTGTGACGGTTACCGTCCCGCTGGCATAACTGTTATTCCGGGGAAAGGCTTTCCCCACCGTCTTCACCAGGTCGCCTTCAATCTGGTTTGCAGACAGTTTCCCTCTGATGACACAGTTCTCGTTAATGGTGACATTATTGAGCGTGCCGGTATTCGCGGTAATTGCTCCGCTGATATCCGCGTTCCTGGCTGTCAGCTTCCCTTCCGGCGTCAGGGAAAACGTCGGGGGGTTGCCGGATGACGTGATACTCACCGCAAACAGTCGCTTCAGGAACACGTCGTTCATGAACAGCTGATTCCCCTGCGCCACAAATAACGGCGTGCTGTTGCCGTTCTCCGGATTTATCATCGCGATACGGTCAGCCAGCAGCAGTATGTTGCTCAGTGGCTGGCCATCAGTATCCTCAATCCCTGCACCAATCCCGGCCACATAGGGAATGCCGTCTTTCGTTTTTTGAACCTTCAGCATGTACAGCGCAGCCAGGTCATCATTTGTGTCCTTCTGCACGCGCTGTATCTGCTGAATGGTGGCGCTCTGGTCTTCCAGCGTTTTACTGACCGTCTGTGTGATTTCATTGCGGGTTTCGGTGATGGTGGTCTTCATCTCCGCCATCTCATCCGCAAGCTGGCTGTTGTCTATCAGCTCCCACAGCCCCTGAGCCAGATGCAGTTTTCCTATTTTTTCCCGAAACAGCCCCAGATACCCTTCTGCATCATTGCTGGCCCGGCCACTGGCTTCCACAAAAGCAGATTTCCCCACCAGGTTGACGCTGCGCACGTAAAACCAGAAATCCTTCCCGGGCTTAATGTGCGGGCCGGATACACTCCACTGACTGCCGGTCCCCAGATAACGGGCAGAGGTTTCCACCTGAGATGTGTCTGCGATTTTTGCCTCCGAAAACCAGAATTCAAACTGTACCGTCGGATCATACACCGCCAGCACCGGTACCGCCGTTATCTGAAAATACCCCGGCGTCAGTTCAATGGTGGCGGGTACCGCAGGTGCATTAATCCTGAACGTGGTGGTGGCCGGTTCGCCCTGCTGGCCATAACTGTTAATTGCCCTGACTGTCAGGGTGTATTCCCCGAGCGGCAGACCACTGAAACGATGCTCTGTATCCGCAGTGATGGCGGTGGTCACCAGACGGCTGTCTTCTCCGCTTCCGCTGGTCAGGCGCAGACTGAAGCGCACACCCTTCACCACCCGCGGCGTGTCCCATTTCGCCTGTGCCAGATACTGACCGTCAGCCGCGCTCACCTCCACCGTCAGGTGCTGCACTGCCGGTGGAATAACGCTGTTCAGGGTGCCTGACTGCGGCTCAAAGCTGGCCCCGTTATCCACGATGGCTTCTTTTTCCGGTACGTGCTGCACTGCCGTGATGGCAAAGGTGCCGTCCGTGTTTTCCCGGATGGAGACACAGCGGAACAGGCGACGACGCAGTGACGGCAGGGAGAGTCCCCATACACCGTATGTCTCCACACCATCAGGCAGGGTGCTGACCTGTATCCGGTCCGGCGCGGGGTGTGCAGTGATGGCCACGCTCACCGGCTTACCGCTGCCGTTAATCAGGTTCACCGCCGATGTACCTGTCTCCGGCAGGGTAACCTCACGGTCCAGCGTCAGGGTGCGGGTGGCAGCATCAATGGACAGGACACGTCCGCCGGTCATAGTCCCGGCATAGTCGTTATCACAGATTTCAATAATGTCACCCGGTGTGTGACGCAGCCCCTGTGACCCGAGCGTGAAGTCCACCGTCTGCGTTTCCAGCAGTTCGGTCTTTATCACCCACAGACCTGCACGGTGAGCCTGACCGCGGCTGGTACAGCCAAACGCATCCATCTTCAGCAGATTGCGTCCGTAGCGCAGTATGGCTTCCGTGTCTTCCACCAGTTCCGTGGAGGTCTGCCAGCCGTTCTGCGGGTCGGTGTAATTCACCTCCACCGCCGTGTGCCGGTCCTTCAGGGCACTGAAGCTGTAGCGGAACCCCACGCCGTTATCATCCACCACCACATCGCTGTTGGTGTACGGCCACACCACATCCGACGGGCGGTCCTGAACGAACGTCAGCGTCTGACCGTTCCATACCGGCATACAGCGCATCGCAGAGCAGAAATCACTGAGAACGTCCCACGCCTTACGCTGTTGTGCCAGGTACGCATTAAAGGTCATCCGCGGCTCTGTGCCCCCGAAACCATCCGGGACCGTCTGGTCGCAGTACTGCCCGATGGCATACAGCGCCCACTTGTCCACATCCGCCGCCCCCAGACGTTTTCCCATGCCGTAGCGCGGGTGAGTCAGCATGTCCCACAGACACCAGGCCGGATTGTTGCTGTATGCCGGTTTCAGACTGCCGTCCCAGATACCACTGTACGTGCGTTTTTCCGGGTCATAGTTTGACGGCACCTGGATGATGCGACCGCGGATATGGTAGTTCACCGTCATCTGCTGGCCGCCGAACTGCTCCGCATCCACCTGCAGCCCCACAATGGCCGTGTTCGGGTAGCACTGTTTCACATCGATGATTTCGGTGTATGACGACCACAGCGTCTTATTCTGCAGCTGGTCCGTGGTGCTGTCCGCCGTCTCCCTGACCATCCGGATGTTAAAGGGCCGGGGAGGCAGATTATCCAGAATCACCGAGGCCAGGAACTGTGAGGTGGTCTTGCCGTTAATGGTGACGTCCTTTTCTGTCACCCAGTTACCGTTACGCTGTAACTGAATCAGCAGGCGGACGGATGCCGGGTTACGGTCACCCTTTGAGGTGGTCTCCACCAGTGACTGCACCCCGAAGGTAACCCGCAGGCGGTCAATGTTCGCGGACGTAATGGTGCGCGTCACCGGTTTTGCCTTCGTCACTTCCACGCCCAGTCCGGTTTCAGCTCCGGAGGACTCAAAGCCTTCCGGTGGTGTCTGCTCCTGCTCCCCGGCACGCCAGACCGCGGTCACACCGTGTATCAC